TTACAAAAAATAACTACGCTTCGTCCTTCATCGACTAAGTCGTTTGCCATTTCATTGATAATTGGGAGTCGAAGCATCTCGGCTTCTTGCCTCGCCCGGAGGATTTCCGTCATAGGGCTTGGCCTGTCGCTAGCACGGCTGTTCTCAATTTCCGCAAGACGCTCCTGCAAGCTCATCCAAATGGCATCGGAATCTCCGCAATCAAACGCCTGGCACTGAACTTCGTTATCTGGGAAGGCATCCCCAAGCTCGGAGACCTTGATTCTGGTGCTTTTCGGGAGAATTGCCTCGTGGATTACCATTAGCTTGGCCTTACCCCCGAAATAGGCGAACGAACCCCAAGGAGCCTTTTTTACTCCGTTCTTTAGCATCCAGGGGAAGAAATCCGTGTACTTGTGGAGTCCTAGGAGAAACCCGCTTGCCTTCATGTCCATAGGGTTCGATGCGAACGTGGCCGACAGCAGAAGAGTGTAGAACTGTTTCGATTGAATCAGCATCTTTCCGTTAAGGGAGTTCGGCCCCTTGCACTTGTGGACTTCGTCCCATATCAGAAACGCATCGTGAGGTAGGCTTGCCCAAACCCAACTCCCACTTACGAAATCCCCGTAGATAGTCGAACCAGCTCTAAGTTTCTCGTAATTTAAGATGAATATGGGCTCTACCCCAGCCCTTTCACACCATTCTTTCCACGATGGGATTACCCCTTTAGGGCAGATGATAGCGAAAGGCTTTCCAAGTTGTTTAGCCACCCAAACGGCTTTTGCCGTCTTTCCGGTGCCTGTGTCACTCCAATCCGCGGCAACATGATTCTCCCGCAACGAAGATAATATCTTCTCAGCGGATTCCTTTTGCCATGAATAGAGTTCGAAGTTCACTCAGTTTTAACTCCATATTCCAGAAGCAGTAGCGCATCAGCGGTTGACAAAGTTACGTCAAGACTTGGGAAAAGATTCTGAGCTTTTGACTTCAGTTTATTCTTCCACTTTGTCTTATCTCCTTCGGACTTCCCAAGACCAAGAAACCCCTGCCACTTCTGTGGACGCACTAAGACTATCCTGGCACCCAGGCAGGTGAGGGTGCCCAGCAGGAAGCCAAAGTTCCTGCCGAAAGTGAACATAGCCGATCCGGGCTGTGGTCGGCCGATGTAACCACCCACTTCTTCCACGATGCAAGTTGGCTTATCGAGGTGGTAATAAATCTCTTTGAGTTTGGCGCAAATGTCGGGCTCAGTGTCTGGCATTTTGATTGCCCTTACTCCGTAAGCGAGTTTCCAAGCAATGCCGCCCGACTTACCTGGGTCGATTGCGATGAATTCTTTCGGCTGGTTCATAAGATACGAATTTTCTCCTTAACCTTTTCCCGGCTCAGCCAAGCCGAGAGGTCTGATTCAGTCACTCGCGGACGACCGCCCGCAGTCGAGTAAGGCAGGGGATTTACCGCCCTGCGGAAATAATTTTGAATGGATCTCCGTGAAACGTTCAGGCGTTTCATTAAATCTGTAATTGTGTAAATAGATTCTTGGGCCATGGCTTTCGGACAACCCGTTTCGTCTACTGGCTCAAGTTCCACCGCCAGGTGTCCACTGGGCATCGTTAACACTCGTACGGATTTTGTCTCGAGGATGAGCTTCATCGGTAGTCCGTTCTTTGTAAGTATTGGAACTTACAAGTCCAGCATTTTTTGAAATATTTTTTTAATCATTAAGTTTCGTATCACTTTCGGGTTTGTACGAGTAGTTGTAATTCACAGCAAGCAAACTATAAGGTGTTTAACACCATGTGTTTAGGGTGTTTAACACCTCTTAAACTATTTTAGTTTCTGTCGAGTGTCTGGTATGAGGACGTATGCCCAACAAGCGTCACCCAACCCGAAAATACATTGGCTTTTGGGGAACTAGTTTTTTAAAACAAAAATTAATAATGCTTGCGGCGCAGAAAAAAATTACACTGTCGCGTCTTATGACTAAAGTGCTATGGGAACACCTGGAAAAATATAAACTTCTGGTCTTGTTTTTTTACGACCTCTAACTCAATTCAAAAAAACTATTTCTGTTCTTTGTTTTTCTGTTCCTGTCTTTTGTCCCACTGCTGCAGCAACAATGCTCGAATATATTCCGAAGTAGACTGGCCTCGGCTTTCGGCTTCTTTGGTCACCCAAACAAGCAGGTGTTTTTGTACAACAAATGTTGCGGTTGTCTGATTAGGCTTTCTGTGATTTGGCATGGCTTTTAATGGGAATTACGTTGTCGACCGCCTTTGGTCGAATTTCAAAGTATTTCTTGGCTACCTCCTGATTTAGCGATTCACCATTTACGGTGATTGTTTTGTAGGTGCCTAAAAGCATTGACGGCGAATGGCCGCAAGCAAGTGCTGTTTGAGCAGCGTTTTGAGTGTACGCCAAGTGGTACGAGGCAAACGAGTGCCTCATGCCATTGTCGATCCACTTGGAGGGAAGCTTTGGGTTATCTTGTGAGGCCAACCAAGGAGAAATCAAATTCGTTGGGTATCGCGTCTTCATCGAGATGAGTATGTTCCCCTTCATTTCTCTGTATGGTGCAAGCCATTCAGCAAGGTTCGGCAAAAGGGGAGCCAACCGACTTTGATTGGTCTTAGTAATTTCTCGGTCAAGACGAATGTTCCCGCCAACCCAGTCGATATTTTCCCATTTAAGGCGAGCAAGCTCAGCGGAACGGATGCCCGCGAATAACCCAATCGCAAGGAAGGGGACAAGGTTTCTCTCGCAAAGCGTGAGCATCGCCTCGGCCTGTTCGGTAGAATAAATTTCAACTGGTGGTTTTTTAAACTTAATTTCTTCTGACTTTTCGGCAGCGTGTTTACGCTCGTCCGACAAATAACCTTTTCTCCTGGCGTAGTTAAAGAGGACGATGATTGAAGAGCGTTGGTTGTGACGGCTACGGGGGGCGTAGGTGGGGTCTGCAAGGTACTCGTCGATATCGTGAGGCGTCACTAAAGAGATTGGTTTAGAGATTTTGGATGCAAAACGTTTTAACAGAGCTCGGATTGTGATCTTTTGTGCGCTCGAGTTTACGGAGGTATCGTTTCTAGCAAGGAACTCCTCCACGAGCTCTGGGACACGGATTTCTTTGGTTTCTGATGGATTGGTTTGGAGATAGGCTTTTACCGCCCGGTCAAGAGGGACGCCATTGAGCATCGTTTCGCAGGCTCGGTAGTATTGAAGATCCCGCATTGTGATCCCCTCGGCGGGTAAAGCGGATCCGTCGGCCAATTGCTCTACGATGATTTTTGCTTCTCGCTTGGCTTCCGCAAGAGAGGCCAGTCCGCGGCGCATTCTTTGTTTTCCTACCCGCCAACACACGAAATAAGTGAAATACTTGCCACGAACTTCGCACTCGTAGATACGAACTTCTGCCCAGCCTTTCTTGATAATGATAGGTTTCATTTCTTGACAGAGAGTATTGACAGTCTTGACCAACGCAAAGGAAATCTTTTCCTATTTTTGCCGATTGTCTTTCCTAGGTTTCCTATGTATTTTACTTTTTATGAAGGGCTTATCGGAAATTGTTGGAAGTTAGCAACTTACGCTTGCGGGTCGTTAGCCCAATTGGCAAAAAGTAGAAAGACATGACAAACAACTAATTACAGAAATCAATTAAAAATTCTTGACGTTTTCTTGACTGATTTTAATCTCACAATTGAGTGTGAGTCAAAGCTTTGAGAAATACGGGCGAACGTGGCCAGTCGGAACTACTGAATTAACAATTGAGTTAATTGCGTTCCGCGAAAACTTTTCCCCAGCGCGGGGAGGTTTGGGTAAATACGCGCATTTTCGCAATGTCGTAGAGGCACTTTGGCCTTACGATAAAAAGAAAAATAAAGGAGGATTCCAGTGGAATCCGTGGGCCGAAAGAATATTTGAGGCTGCGTGTACACATAATTATTTAGGTATTTCTGGCCCTAAATCTTCAAGCAAAACCCACTGCATTGGCGTCTGGGGTTTGGTCAACTGGCTCTGTGATCCCTTCAATACGCTTGTTTTGGTGACGACTACGTCCGTCCGGGAAGCCCGCAAACGGATGTGGGGAGTAATCCGCGAGAGACATCTCCAGGTCCCCGGCCTCCCAGGCAAGATCGTTGACTCGATGGGGAAGCTTATTATGGAAGAGGCAGGGAGTGATCGGTCGTCAATCACCCTTATCCCGTCCGCCAAAGACAAAGAGAAGGAAGCCACCGAAAAGCTGATCGGCCTTAAGAACAAGAGAGTGTTCCTCCTTGTCGACGAAGCCACGGACGTTTCCCCAGCCATCTTCGAAGCCATCCACAATCTCGACTCCAATCCCTATTTTCAATGTATCGCTCTTGGGAACTTCGCTTCTGCATACGATCCATTTGGGCAATTCATCACCCCGACTGCTACTTGGAACAATGTAAACGCCGAAATGGACGAATGGGACACTCTCCGGGGTAAGTGTATTCACCTAGACGGAGAACGGACTCCCAATTTGGACTCTGATGACGAGTGGCCGTTTTTGTTGACCAGTAAGCAACTGCGGGAGGCCAGAGAGTACCAGGGCGAAAACTCTCTTTCGTATTGGCGATTCATTCGTTCTTTCCCATCACCCATTGGAGCAGAACAGAACATTTACTCGGAAGCAGATATTCGCCGGTACGAAGGGGAAGCGCTTCCTGTTTGGGATGGGACACCCACAAAAGTAGCTGGGTTCGACCCAGCTTTCACCAACGGGGGGGATCGAAGCGTTTTGTACATTGGCTCTTACGGGAAGACGAATGTAGGGGTGCCCGCTGTGGCTTTTGGTAAGCCCTATCTTTTGCGAGAAGATTCGACCAAGGCTAATGAGCCAAGAAACTTTCAGATTGCCCGCCAGGTGCGCGAGATTTGCGAAAAGGAGGGTGTGAGGCCGGAACACCTTGCGGTCGACGCTACAGGCGCTGGCGACCCGTTTTGCGACATTTTAAGTGAAATGTGGTCCCCCAAGGTTCTTCGGGTCAAATTTGGTGAAAAGCCAACCACAATGCCCACCAGCGGAGTATCTCCTGTGAAGGCTAATGAGAAATTTACAAACCGAGTTACTGAACTTTGGTACGTAGGCGTGGAGTTTCTCAGAGCTGGCCAGCTAAAAGGTGTCAATCCGGATTTGGCTAGGGAGCTTACAGCTAGGAAATATAGCACTGCCTCTGGCGGGAAACTTGTGGTTGAACCGAAAAAGGACATGAAGTCCAGAATGGGAAAATCTCCCGATTTGGCAGATGCCGCCTTCCTTCTTCTCGACATCTGCCGTCAACGGCTTGGAGCTTACGCCGGTGGTAAGCTAGTTTTAAATCGGGGCAAGAGCTGGGTTGAATCCGCAAAGAAAATGGACGTAGCTTCGTATCAAAACAGGCAGTACCTATCAACTACTTGACGAATTTCGTTAGATGTTAGACTGAACAGGAACGTGGCACTAGAACTCGAAAATTTATCGCCTTCTGGGCAGCCCCCAAAAGCTCGAATTAAGTCCGTAAAGGACGCCTTCTCTATTTATCAGACAATGCGTCAGGCAGATGACGCCTCTTCTCTCGACCGTCAAAAAGTTCAGGCAATGCTTGATGGCGAGCCGCCTTATTCTCCCCAACAACTAAAATCTTTAGGGCAGGGGTATCGAGCAAACTTAAATTTTGGAGAAGCCGCCGCCTCCTTAGAGAACTCTTTGTCTGCCTATTCCGATCTCGTTAACTCTATCCCTTGTCTTGCCAATGTTAAAACGACAGAAGGAGACCCGTCTCAAAGATCCGAGTGGGAACAGATTATTTCCGAAGAGTTCCACCGCGTAATCACGAATTGGGACGAGTTCTTCTACAAGCATCAAATGCTTTCCCATCAGTTCGTCGCTTACGGCGTCGGCTTGGCTTATTTTGAGGACAACCGTAACTGGAGGTGGAATGTTTGCGGGTTGAAGGATTTTAAAGTTCCGCGCGGGACGCCGGCGTGCGACACAAAAATCGAGATAGCCACCATTGAGCGCAATTATTTGGTCGGAGAACTCTATACTTACATTTCGAATCCGAAAGTTGCGGCTGAGCTTGGGTGGAACGTTGAGGTTACGAAAAAAGTCATTATGAACTCGACCTCGAGCGGAACCGCTACAACTCGGGATTGGGAGAATTTGCAAAGCGAATTGAAAAACAACGATCTTGTTTATTCGCACGCCCGCTCCAAGGTCGTCCGGGCAGTCCATTACTTTGTTCAAGAGTTTGACGGAACGCTTTCGCATTACATCGGAACGCGTGAAGGGGATGAAGAAGATTTTCTTTTTAAAAAACCGAGCAGGTTCAAACATGCTAATGAAGCTTTCGTCTTGTTTCCCTACGGGATTGGCTCAAATGGACTTCTTCACAGCATCCGCGGTCTTGGATACAAACTTTTCCCATTTATTCAGCTATCCAACCGACTCCGTAATCAAGTTGTAGACGGAGCGATGCTTTCGTCAGCTCTAATGATCCAGCCTGCTACCGGCGAGGACATCAGCAATCTTTCTCTTGTTTATAACGGACCGCTTTCGATTTTGCCCCCAGGCATCAATGTCGTAGATCGAGCCACTCCTAATCTTGCTGGAAACGTCCTCCCGATTATTCGAGACCTTGAGGTTGTGCGATCGAACAACACTGGCAGCTACGCAGCCAGACAGGTTATGCCAGACGGCGATGCGAGGACCGCGACTGAGGTCAATGCACAGATTGCCCAACAAGCCGTCCTCTCGACCCAAGCTTTGAATTTGTATTACATTCCCTGGCAAAAGCTACTTCAAGAACAGTTTAGACGGCTTTCCACAGTTGAGTACCGACCCGACGAGCCAGGTGGCAAAGAAGCTATTGAGTTTCGTCAGAGGGTAGAGGCCCGCGGAGTTCCGTGGAAAGCTGTTCAAGGCGTGCGAACTGTTACCGCTGTTCGGGCTGTTGGTGCAGGGAGTCCCGGAGCTAGGCTACAGGCCTTTAACGAGTTCCTCCAGATTATGCCTAGGTTTGACGAGGTCGGTCAGAGAAATCTTATTAGAGACCGAGTTGCTGCTCGAGTTGGTTACGATCAGGTCGATCGATACATACCGAAAGGCGAGACAGAACGAATTCCTGTTGATTCGAAAATTGCAGAGCTCGAGAACAACGCGATGCAGAGCGGTCGAGGCGTTAGCGTTAACCCCGGCGAGAATCACGCAATCCATGCTCGGGTTCACTTGCAGGACGCAATTCAATTTGTTGAGGCACTACAGCAGAACGCCGTTGACCCAAGAGTTGCCTTTGCATACCTGCAACTCCAACTCCCGCACAGTGGTCAGCACGTTCAACAACTTTCGTCCGACAAGACTAGAGCTGGCGAGGTTGGCCAATACATGGAGATCCTCAATCAGATGCGCGAGGCTGTTGAGAATATTGGGAAACAACTGGCAGCCGAAGCGCAGGCTCAACAAGCCGCGGCTCAACAAGGGCAGGGGCAGAACCAAATTGATCCGAAAACAATGATGGCTTTGCAAAAAGCCCAAACAGACGCACAACTTAAAATGCAACAGGCAAACTTGGATTCACAAATTAAAGTAGCAGATGCCCGTCAAAAGATGGCAATACGGGATGCGGAAGCCGCTCAAAAAATACAACAAAAAAAGCTTGCTTAGATCGTCTTGACTTAGTAATGTCCAGACCACGATGAAACTAGCAGATTGGGCTAAGCGCGAAGATTTGCAGCAAGAGTGGAAATTTACTTGGGAAAATAACTCAGCCTTAAAACAAGGATTAGAACTTTTAAAAGATATCGCTCTACCCGCTGAAGTTCGTACTCCTGAAAATGTCGATCTCGTTCAGTTTAATGCTTTGGCAAACGCACGCAGGGAAGGTTACTACGACTGTATTCGCAATATTGAAGCTTTAAAACAAATCTCGGTTAAACAACCCGATCTCCCAGACCCCTGGGAAGACACCAAGAAAGAGAGCTAGTTGAACATGGAAACAACCCAAACAGAAACAACTCAAACAACGGCCAAAGCTCCAGAATCTTTTTCTAGCTTTGCCGAGACCCTCGACAAAGCGCTTAGCGCAGCAACGTTTGACAAGCCTGAGCCCATTAAGACACAAGCTCCCACGCCCGAGCCTGCAAAAACCGAAACGGCGACACAGGAAACCCCAGCTCAAAAGCCCGAGGCCGCGCCAGCGCCAGCTAAGGAAGACAGTAAGTTTCTAACTCCCCCATCGTTACTCGACAAACTCGGCAAAATTGGAGTACCTGGCGAAGCTGGGGATACTGCCCCCACCGCTCAAAACGAAACAGGCGATCTTGAGAAGACCCCAGAAAATCTAAATACCTCAGCGCAAACCGCCTTTGCCAAGCTAACCAAAGAGTTAAGAGACGCAAAATCGAAGTTGAAAGAGTTTGAGTCAAAGATATCTGCACGAACCGAAGTCGTGGAAGATAAAGGAGGGGATGTTGAGACCGACTCCCAGCTCAATAAACTTCAAAAGCAGCTTGAAGAGTTTAAAGCCGAACGTGAAGAGTTAGAATCCGAATTGCGGTTAAGCCGTGTCGAAGCGACTAGAGAATATAAAGTCAATATTGGTGACCCCACCCGTGCAGCTAAACAAACAATCTCGGATATCGCTAAATCCTATGAGCTTCGTGAATCGGGTATTCTCGATACGTTGAGCGAAGTTGATGGGGCTAAACGACGAGCAATGCTCAAGGAGCTTACTTCTGACATGGACCCCGTAGACGCTCTTACTGTTCGTACAAAGATTGATGAACTTCTTGTCTTGAACGGCAAGCGCGAAGAAATGGTAAAAGACAGTCAAAGAATTCTTGAAGAGATATCAAAACAAGAGCAGGAGCAGGAAAAAGCTCAACGAGCTAAGTTTGACCTTGAAGCCAAGAACGCATTCGGTGAGGTGTGGTCACTTTTTGAAAAAGAACTTCCGTTAATTCAAAAAGTAGAAGGGAACGATCAGTGGAATAAGATGGTTGATGGTTTGCGAGCCGAAGCCGAAAGGCTTGATTCGGAGCCTTTAGACCACAAAAGACGTGCTGCGTTAACTTTTCAAGCAGTTACCCTACCTCTTGTCGTTCAGGTGTTTAACGACTATGTCCAGAAAACTAACAAAGAGATGTCAAGCCTCCGAGCCAGTCTTGGCGACTACCGAAAAGCCACTCCTTCGGCTGGGTCTGGACAAACACCAGACAAAAGCGACAAGAAGGATCCAGCGCTCAGCTTTTTGGACGCGATAGGGTAAGTCGACAGAAATACTCCAATCCTTATCGCGCTTTTCTAAAAGCTCCTTTTTGGGGTTAATTAAGAATACTTTTAGATTAGGTATTGACAGAATTTAAACCAAGTTACGATTCACTTAGTCGTTAGAAATTGGCATGGTCGTATTCGCGGGCCGACACCGCGTTAGCTGAGGACGAACGACGTACGGGCAATAAAAGCTCTGCGATGCCGGCAGGGAAACAAACACGGGAACTGCCATCCTCCTCGAGAATGGGCTTACAGTTTCTAAATTTACTTTTGAAAGGATACCACAACAATGGCTACTACTTATAGCGTCGAGCAGCTCCTTGTAAAAGAGTCTGGCCGTATCGGACCTGACATCTATCGCAAGACTGTCGACACGAGCCCCTGGCTCAAATTGGTCAAGCAAGATGCTTGGCCCGACGAAATGGGCGATTCCGTTTCAACCCTGATCTACGAGCGTTCTTTGCCGTATGATTCCAGCGGCAACCTCAAAACCAACTGGCAGACTCTCCAGAGCAATGCAGTTGTTGGCACCGCCAACGACGGCACTGGCACTGCAACTCATCCTAGCAGCGGTGGACAGACTAACGCTGTTGCTCCTCTTGGTGGCACGGTTGAGTTTGGCACACGTTTGCGGAGCTATAACCTCTCGCACACGAGCTTAAACAGCCCTGACATCTCGTTGAACGATCTGCGCTTCCCGCTCAAACGGAAAGAGCAGTTGTCGAACATCATGACCATCCTGACCGAGTCCACTCGGGAAGTGTGGGTTGAGCGTTATCGTGACGAATACATTCGTCTGTCCGAGAACAAGCTGACCGCCACAACGCGTGCAGCCTCAACCGGCGAAAACCTCACATTTGGCATCATTAACAAACCCGACACCACCAATGACGGAGCTGCTAGCCGTTTCGGAGCTCCCGACACAGCCACCGCCTCCAACAACCTTGAGTTGACCCAAGGTATGCTCGACCGCCTCTACTTCGCGCTTTTGCGTGACGGCGCTGCGGAAGAAGCATACAGCCGGGCTAACGGTGCTCCAGTGTTCTTGCTGATCACCTCAATGGAAGCTAGCGATGCACTAATCCGCACGAACGCTGATGTCCGACAGGACTTCCGCTGGAGCGATCGGGTTAATGAGTTGCTTGCCCCCTTGGGCGTGCAGCGGTCCTACAGGAACTACTTCCACTTGGTTGATCCGTTCCTCCCTCGCTACAACTACGTTGATAGCGCATGGGTACGGGTTCGTCCGTACACCCGCACTGCGGACAGCTCCGCTCGTGGCGTGCGCTACGACCTCAACCCCAACTACCTGACTGCTGAATACGAAGATTCTATCGTGTTCTGCCCGACGGTGTTCACCAGCCTTGTGCCGAAGCCCATCAGTGGTGGTTCGGACATGGAGTTCGCGCCGCAGAATTATCGCGGCGAGTTCACATGGAGGAACATCCCGGATCGTGAGGCCAACCCTGATTCGACAGTTGGTTTCTTCCGCGGCATTTTTGCCAACGGAAGCAAGCCTATCTTCCCGAACCACGGGTACGTCATCCGCCACAAACGCAGCGCTCCTGCGATCGTCTAATTGACGTAGAAAGGTATTAATATGCCGATCTACCGAAAACAAACGACGCAACAGGATAACGTGTTGGCTGCCGAAGTCCGAGCCGTTCTAAATAGCGGCAAGGAGTGGGGCACCTCTAGTAGCACTTTGGCAACCGTGACCGATCTGGACGCTCTTGCGTCCGGAGCCACGGCTGCTCAGATTGCCACTAAAGTAAACACCATCCTAGCGCTGTTGCGGAACCTGAACGCCTAAGTAACTGACGGAGCCCCTGGGGTTCAATCCCCCAGGGGTTTCCTTCTTTTGCTTAAACGAACATGGTCGAGCCGAGCTTAAATCCTGTTGTCCCCCAATCGAGGGAAACTGCAAAAGATCTTGGAGCCACCGATAAACCCGTGGCAAAGGATCTTGTTGTTTTTCCGATTCCCTCCGGTTTTATTCCGCCCGAAAGCGTTGAGCCAGGCGAGTCTTTTGAGGCTGTCTGTCGGATTCAATACCGAAGAGGGAAATTAATTCTTGAGGCAGTTGAAGGTCACGAAGTTCATCTGGAAGAAGTCCCGACTCCGAAAATGAAACCATCGACGTTTGAAGACGCGGTGGAGGAAGGATTGCCGCCAGGTGAGGGGATGGCTTGATCTAACAGCTGCAATTGCTGAACAGGCAATTGCTGACCTGGATCTTGCGATATCACCTTGCAAGGCAAAGCGAAAGCCTGACTGGGCTTTCACTCCAGAACATTTTCGTGAGTTCATCGGTATGACCGAGGATTTGTTCAGGATATGCGGCTTTCGGCTGAACCCAGAGGCCGTAAGAGATCGACTTAACGCAAAGCTTAAAAAGTTGGATAAAATTTATGCCACGCAAAGACATAAACGAAATACTCGTAGAGTTAGCCGCAATTAACGGAAAGCTCGATGGTATCGCCGACTTGTTGAAGCGGCATGACGATCATCTTTCTGGCCACGATAGCAGAATTCGGCATGTCGAGAAAAACATGAATGTGGCTTTTGGGTGGGCTGGTGCAATTGGTTTCGTCGCTTCTGCCGTTGTTACGTGGATATGGGATAAAATTGGAGCAAAATAACTCCGGTTGCGTCTAGACAAAAGTATGTCAAAATTAGCCATGGGCGCCTTAACGATCCTGGCTTGTTTCGTTCTTGCGGGTTGTACCACGGTTTCTAGCAAAGGTTACCCAAACTTCTCAACTGCCGAGGCTAGGCTCGACGCAGCTTCAGCCGTAGCCAATCCCGAGGCAAAACAGCATATAGAGGCCGCCAAATCGCAGTTAAAGGCCGCTAAAGAGGCTTGCTACGCCAACACCGAAGCTCTGGAGCAGGCGGTCAAAGAAAAGAATGAAGCGGTCAAAGATGCAGGCGTTTGGAAGGAGAAACAGAGGAAAGCTTTAAAAGAGCTTTGGGTCTACCGAGGAGCAATAATTGCTTTGCTGCTTTGGGTATTCCGTGGGTTCCTGTTTAGCGGAGTTATGTTTGTGGTTCGCAAATTTGTGGGGATACCCTGGTGATCCATTGGCTTCGAAGCAACTTTCAGGGGCTAATGGCTTTAAGTGTCGCTATCATCATTTTCTTTTTCTTAGGGCCAATTCTTCAAGGTTTTGACACGACCGCCGGTGTCGTTGACTTAGGTAGTCTCCATGTCCTCGCATTTGGGGCTGTGCGATTTCTCTTCTGCACGTTCTTGAGTTGGTCTGTGTTACAGATGGACTGGAAGATTCTTGATCGCTACGTCGACAGAGGAGTGCTTAAGGACGACTGGAAAGAAGCCTGCCCAAAAACAAGACTGACGATTTTTTCGTTTATTTTTGGGGTCCTTTTGATCGCAGCAATTATTTCATGCAAATAATCTATGTTGCGCTTTCTCTTGCGTTTCTTTCCGACTCTCTGGCTAGCCCAAGAATTGAGGCGCAGAGGGTTCTCGTCGTTGAACAAGCCCGTAAAAGTATCGGAATTCGGGAACTGTCGGGACAGAACGACGGGCCCTTGGTGGACGAAATCCTCGCATCCGTAAACCTTGAAGGCACTAAAGCGCCGTGGTGCGCCGCATTCATCGTATGGGTGGGCGACAAAGCTTTTGGGGCAACGCTACTCAATCCCTACCCTAGGTCGGCTTGGAGCCCGACATTTCTCAAGAAACCTACCTGGGATAGACAGAGGAAGGGAACACCACTCAAACCTGCCGACGTCTTCGGTATCTGGTTCAACTCGATGGGTCGGGTGGCGCACGTTGGCCTTGTGGAAAAAAGCGAAGGGGATTGGCTAGTGACGATTGAGGGCAATACTAATGGTGGTGGGAGTCGAGATGGTGATGGGGTCTACAGAAGGAGAAGATTGTCCACAAATGTCCTCGGTAGGGGGTGGCTGTGAGCCTTCGAATTGGCGCAATCGGCGTTCAGAAGGTAGCCGCAAAGCTGCTTGAGCAAGGCTTCCTTGTCAGCACTCCTGTAATTGATGATGGGTACGATCTAATTACTGATTGGAAGGGAACGTTGTGCAGGGTTCAGGTTAAAAGCACGATGGGTGCTTCGGATTCAAATGCTCGAAATAAGCTAAAGTTTCTAGCTGTCCGTGGCGCAGGGTACGGATATGGCGCTTACTTAAAAATCAATAAAGAAAAGATGAGATACAAACGAAACGTATGCGATGCGTTTATATTTTACCATATCCCGCAAGACGCTGTTTTTGCCGTGCCCAGCAGCAAACTTCCAAAAACTAAATCTATCTACTTTTCCCCCAATTCATCCTGGAGAGATAACTGGGCTGTCTTGCGAAATTTCAAGAAGGGGTAAAATCATTTTGTGATTAACGATCCTCAAGTTCAAAGCGACGGGTTTATGGATCTTGTCAGCGGGATGAACAGTGCTCTTCCGGCAAGCGCCCTTCCGGCATCCGCTTGTTCCCTTGGCCTGAATGTCACGTTTAGAGGTGGGAAGGTTTCTACTAGGCCTGGTTTTAAGGAGATCCCCTTAAGCACTGGCTTAAACGATGGCCTCTCTTACATCAACGAAGAGCACCAAGGTGCCCAATTCTATTTCAATCCGACCTCTGGAAAACATGACCGAGTTATAATGAGCTGTGGTGGCCACATTCTTGTCGTCTTTCTTAACTCTGGTGGGGGTAGGCTACTTACTGCAGGCACGTACAGAGTTGACAGGCTTTTCCCAGTTATGGCCTCGGGTTTTGCCGACTATTCTTTTAAGAATAATGAACTAGCCGAAGCGCACTTTTGCCAGGCAGAGCGCTTCATGATCATTCAAAACGGGATTGATTTGCCACTTATTTACGATGGGGAGTCGTTATACCAAAGCGGGATTGGGCCTGCCGGCACTCCGGGATTTATTGCCAGCATCCCTAAAGGTAGGCAGATGGCATATAACCATGGTCGCTTATATGTTGCTCTCTCCGATGGTTATCAAGTTTCTGGAGGTGATTTTGTTTACGGAGGGTCGACCGATCAGCTTACAATTGTTAAGTCCGAGGCTGGCGAGTCCGACCACGCTGCAAAAATTACAACATCAAGCCCACATGGTTTTCGCACTGGCGATACTGTTTATATAACCGGTCATAGCGCCGACCCCGAGATTAATAATCCGCTTGTTGGTTACGTCATTACCGTGCTTAACAGCACGTCCTTTACAATACCGAAAGAGATCCTAGGGGCGGGGTATGGGGGGAATGTCAAAAAAATCTCTTCTGGCAAAGACACGGATCTTCTGCGGTTCACTGAAATCAACTTTCTGAATGAGGGTGGTAGTTTTAAACTGCCAGCCTCGTTCGGTAAGATAACCGGCTTGGCCTTCCAAGCCATAGGTGACACCACTTCAGGGCAGGGGGATCTACTTGTTTTCTGTGAGAAGGGAGCCGCCAGTTTTGCTGTGTCGGTTTTACGAGATAACTGGAAAAAAACATCGGGTTTCCAAAAAGTTCTGTTTAACGATATTGGTTGTACATCTGGTAAATCCTTAGTCAGCGTAAACTCAAACATATTTTGGAGGAGTTATGACGGTATACGTTCCTATGCAAACGCCCGCAGGGAAAATACACTAATGGGGTATGTCCCAGACTCAAACGACATTCGAACCATTATTGAAAAAGATTCTCCTCTTTATCTCAATCGGGTTAGCTCGGCTTACTTTGATAACCGACTGCTTGTAACCTGCGCCCCCAGGCAGGATCTGCGTGGCCTTGAAGGTATTCGCAATACCACAGCAACTAAGCCAGTCACTTTCCAGGGGCTCGCTGTTTACGATTTCGCTTCGGTTACTAATACTGGAACTCAGCGCAGCCCCGTTTGGGAGGGTCTCTGGTTTAACGGAGATATCTTGCAGATCATATCCACCGGTTCCGTTTCAGATGCAAAATGTATAATCTTTAAAAGGGAAATCAGACCCGACGAACAAGTTGGCGAAACTACTCTGTGGGAAGTAACCACTGATCTTAAGCATGACTATTATAGTTCCGGAGAAAACGCGAGCATCATTTCAGTTATTGAGACAAAAGCTTTTCCGTTTAGATCAGGTTTTGAGTTAAAAAAACTATCTAAAGCCGACTTATGGCTACAAGAACTTGATGGCAGGTGTACTATGCAGTTCTCTTACCGCCCGGATCAATACCCATGCTGGGTCGATTGGCACGGATTTCTCGAATGCGCGGATAATAAAAGCTGTATAAACGCTGGAATTGACATTGAAAAATTTCCGCCAGCAGCCCCCGAAACACGCCACCTGCAAATTGTCTCTATGCCCCCTACAGCAATCAAATTCTTTCGGCTTGGGTACGGGCCATGGGCAGAAGGGCAGGCCTATAACAAGGTAAGCCAAGTTCTTAAATACGGGGCTCCCGATTCAGACCCCGGGGAAGAAAACGAACTAACCCTAAAACAAGCCCTCGAAAATATTGGTTTTGATTTTTCTGAAGGAGGTTCGATTGCGCGGACTGGTGGCGGCACAGCTTGGTCCGCTTACGTATACCAAATCTATACAAATGCAGAATACCCAAAGCTTACAATTTACCCAGTGAATGACGAGTCTGGCTCTGAAGGCTCTGCGACAAACCCAGATCTTTTGCCTGTTGACCTGCAGCCTCAATTTAGAACTCAAATCAGACTTCCGGCACCCCTCGACCCGCCCGACCCTAAAGCCTGTGACCCCATCACAAAGAGACCGTTTAGGAACGGACATGAGTTCCAATTTAGGATTAAGTGGGAAGGCTACGTTAAGATTAATAAGTTCTTGGCGTATTCTTACCCGTTAATCGAACAAGTAGGGAGTGACTGCCCATGAGTAATCTTCGAGTTTTCAACACACCTAAATTTGACTTTTATGTAGAGCGAGGCTCTGGTCAACCTTCAAACCAAGCTTCTTTCTTTATAACTTCCGAAGGCGCCTCGATTGGTGCGGATGTTTCTTTAGGCTCTTCTGGTCCACTCGAGTACTCACTTGACGGTAATTCCTGGGCTCCGATTTCTCTTTCAACTAACGATATTGTAGAGCTTACTCGGGTTTATGTGCGTGCCGTAGCTGACCTCAATGAGTCTGTTGCAAGTGGAGGTATTAACGTTGGCGGAACTTTGATTCCATATTCGATTACCGTAGACGCAACACTGTCTTTAAAAGTAGACGCTGCTACAAGCACTGAGAAAGTCTTAAGCACGAGAAACACTAGCGGAACTGAGTACGCAATAGGTAGTGTTTCTGTCAAAGCAAAGAACCTTGACCTTGTTACTACGTCACAAAATCAACTAGTTATAAGTGTACCCACAGGTTTTCAAGTAGCCTTTCCACTTTTCGGGCCCGGCACCCAGGTGTGGTCGCAGCAAGTCGAGTTGCACCGCACTGCCGCTTTGGACACTATTCTCTTGCAGGTACGAGCCAACCGAAACAAGCCCTCCAATTCGCACGAAATATGTAAACTTAGTTATACTCTGCCCGGCTTATCCCCAGTTGAATTTGCGTCAGTCGATTTCGGATACCAAGGGTCGGAAGCTTACGCAAGGGGTAAAGTAGCAAGTCTTTCTGGAATAAGCGGTCAGCAATGCAAACCGAGTTCCTTTGTTTTGGACCTTATTGCGTCTGCCTCAGGCGATAATTGTACATTGACTGCTTCTCACGGTTTTAAAATTAGAATGAGACGGATACCGCCCGCAGTCGGGGGCGTAGTTTCTATTTCTAGTGGCTTTTATAGCCTCCACCATAATGTTGGAATTCAGGGCAGCAGGGCGGCTTCCTGGTATATAGATGTCATACTTGACCAAAACGTTATCAGCACGAATAGGACCGGAACAGTTACTATTCAAAGCACATCTGTCAACAGTGGGTTTGAAACAATTGTCGTTCCAATCCCTGCGAGCACGAATGCAGCAGCTACGATAGTACCGGTTTGCCAATGGTTGAACATGGTTACTCCGTCAGAAGCCGCAACTTTTTCTGTCTCAACAAACTTTTACCGACAAAACCAGGCACAAACTGCCCCAGTTTTAACAACCCAACCAGCACTTGTTGTCAGATATGCTGGTTCGCCTTATTATCTTGACCCTGAAAACGCGACCTTTGAGAACTCAGATGTCGTTTCCGACCCCATCACCTACGACAATCTCTCTGAGACACCGCCAATTCTCCCAGGGCGATGGGAGGCCGTAATCTCTTGGGCCTCTTTTGTGGACGTTGGGACTAGTGTTACTTACTCTGGCGGCGAGGTTAAGTTACCTTATACTATTTTGCCGGGCAGCACATCGAGTGAGGTCTATTATGGGGTAGAAGATTTTATCCAGTATACTGTCCAAAATCGGTACATTCATGGCTTAACGTATTCCCCAGCGCCTGTCGCCAAAAGCATTAGTTCGGGGGCTCTACCCAATGATGGTCTTAGCTTAGTCTATTCTGGGGTAACTCGAAACGGAGACACTTACTCGTCACTTACTCCACCAGAGTACCCTGGTCTTTACACTCAGCGGTATTTTTATTCGAACCGAGATGTTGTTTTTCAATCAAATCTCGGCGTATTTGGCGAGAGTTCAACACCCCACGGTCTTCAAAACGGTGACGTATTATCACTTCTTGAATCCCCCACAGACGCTGACCTGTTGTTCAGCTCCCCAATAAATACTCATGTCGTAGAAATTATTGACTCCACAAAGTTTAAGTTAAAGAACGGTGATGAGTATTTCAGATGTCCCCTGATGGGGCCTTACGCATTTTTAGACCCAAGAAACCAAAGAGTTGACTGTTACCCTTTGTTTCAAACATCAACCGCAAACAATCCAGAAGTCGGAAATGTAGCCGAATACCGAAGAGCTTTTGAAATAGAACAACGAGCACTGATAACTACGCCGCAGTCACCCGACCGGCTTTTTACGACTGACGATCTAGAGCCTCAACAAGTCTCAATTGGTGTTCTGCCTGGGGATGGCTCAGCTTTTACGCTGACGGAAACTATCTATGAATTCGCAGACCAAGAAACCGGAGAACTGAGCGCAAATGCAAACGATTGGAACGAGCGCAAATATATCGCAAGGTCTATTTATAGTACTACTGGCGACTCTTCAGTTATAAACAAATATAACATACCCTTGGGAGAAACATACGAGGGAGCTCAAATCTTCAGGAAGCAATACTACGTAAGTTGGGCCAATGACCCGGTTAGTAAGACATATGATAAAAGCGATTGGCAGGATCTGGATAAGGAGGATTACTCGATCACAATATTTGGAGGCGAAAACCCAGAAGACTACGGCCTTACTTATGAAGTTTCGTTAACCGCATTTCCACGAAAAGGTTCCACTGGCAATGACGAGCCATCTGTGGACGTTGGCGACTATATTGGTTACTACGAAATTTCAACAAGTGGTCAGAACCAAGACAATTTAGTCCTTTATCCGTTTGTGGGTCAGCTATCAGAACTCACTATTGCACCAAAGATGCTAACCACGCCGGAACTTATATTTTCACGGAAATACGACGGGACAACAAAGATACCTGTAGCCCGCTCGGACAGCATATTAAACGACGTTATTTCGGGGGATGACGTCTACATCAATTACGTAGAAGCGCTCGCACTGGACGCGATGCTCTTACCCATAGGTGGGGTTATACTTGCCGGGGTTCATTCAAAAAACTATGCGATAAGCATTGAAAATGTGTATTCCGACATAGTTCGAAGAGATTTAGCGGTAAACTTGTCGGCGAGAAAAACCTACAACGGGCGCAGTAATGCCACAATACCCCTGACTGTTACTTATTCTGGAACTGTTGACCCACTTCAGAACGAGCCCGTGTGTTTCAGCATTACCTCACCAGCCTATAACTCCGGTGACGCCGGGACTGCAAAGACATCCTCAGACGTTTTGCAATTTTTAGGTCTCAACCCAGAAAACTACACTTTCAATTTTAACTACAACAATACTTCTTCTACTTTCCAAGGCTCTGGTACATCCGTTTATGGCGAAAACCCTGTTGTCGGGACAATTGACCCAGCGGTATTACTTATAGATCCCCAAAGCCTTGCTGGGTCCAAAGAGTACAATGGATCAGTAGACGCCAGCGATTCGGTTAGTTTCAGCTTTCTCAATGCCCAAGGAGACGACGAACTCGACGAAACCGATATCCGCTTTACTGCAATTTTAAACAACGCGAATCGCGGGCTTAGATCTTTTTCTCTCGTCGTTACCGGCATGTCCTCGAGCAGTACCTATAGCGGGAATTATGTAATTTCAGGAACATTCTCTGGAGCTTGCACCGTTACGCCAAAACCAGTTACTGCCGCACTGGCTCGAACATGGCTTTTGTTTTCGGGCAGGGTGGCAGCATCTGGGCCGATAACGCATACTTACAACAAGGCAAACCCCAGCATTGTATTTAACATTCCCGAAAACCCGACAAGCACTACTCTTTACGAGACTTCGGTAGTACGGCTTGTTAGCGAAAACGAGTTCGCTGCAGTGCCTGAATACTCAAATGTTGGTCAGTATCGCATCCGGTTATCTTTCACTGGTTGGTCAAATCAGAACTCTTTCAGTAACTATAAACCAGACCCAGAAGAAAATGCAGAATATGTAGAAATTCCTTTTGCCGTTTTGAAGGCAAAAATAATTGTACATACCGCTAGTGTTACGGACACCACCTATCTCGCTTTTGAATGGGATGACCCACAAATAGCTTTCGACACAAGTGGCGTCCTACCTGGGGATTCTCATGGCGTCACCGCTACTGGAACTTATATTCCTAATAATGGGGTATATGTCCCGCAGTCCAGAGTAAACCTTTTGTTTTCAACCACTAACGAGAACTATGAAATAGATACAGTCAACTCAACTCCTTTTGTGAGCGGAAAGGTATTTCCAGCAGAAGTATCTGTTTCATCTAATTTAAGCCTTAACTCAAACGAGAAAGTGTACGATGGCTCTCGGCAGGCTGCGCTTACTTTTTCTGGGGTTACTGCCGGCCAACCCCCAGCCTTAGCTGGCGTTGCCACCGCGGACCAAGCTTTTGTATCCATCTCCGCGCAGAGCCTGACCGAAACATTCTACGCAAGTTCAAATGCCGGTATTCGTACTATCAGCTGTTTTTATCAACTTACCGGCGCTAGGTCTGCTAACTATTCTTTAGGCGTCACAGTCTACCCAGGCACGATTCTCCCCAAACCTATTTCTTTCGAGGGGATGTACGGAGTTAGCAAGGTGTTCGACGGAAACGAGGTCTCCTCTCTTAGCCCCGACAACTTCTCGTATACTGGACTCGTCGCTCAGGATGTTGCGGAATACGCGGGAACACCGATTGGAAACCTGAGTGCTTATTATACGGACTTTGAAGCTGGCCCCGACAAAGAAGTTAGACTTGTTGGGTTGCAACCCCCGACACCAAACTATGTTTTACAGGACTCCGAGCAAGGTTGGTTTGCTTTGCCCGAATACAACTCAACCCCATACGAGATCTTTAAACGCCCATTTATCCTTAAAGCGAAAGGGGTATCCAAGTATTTTGGCGAGATTCTTGTAACCCCACTAGCTAACTTAGCCGAAACAGAATTTGAAGTTACTGGGCTGGTCGAAGAGAATTTCTTAAACCCCATCGACCCCGCCACAGGAAAGCACTTTGGCGATAAGCTTCTTAAGGCCACTAGAGTTGTAAACGAGGGGGCCGCCCGAGATGACTCTACGGGTATTTACGTCGGGGTCGTGTATGCTTCAAATCCCGTATTAGAAAGAGGCAACCTCAATAATTATGATCTTCTGACTGGTGCTGAGAATTCAATCTACAGGTCTCCCCTCGTTATTATCGATGCCTCGTTCAAGGAGCTAACACTTTCGATTAAAGAGGCTATCTGGGCAAAAGAGTGCACTCCCTTTGGTTGCCGCGAACCAAGCTGGTTCGACATTATTACGAGCCCGAACAGGAAGATTGCTATAGTTGACTTTGTCAACGCATCTCCACTATTTGACACTGGCGACTACGTGAAAATCGAGCAAAGCGTGGCAGAAGCAGAAGTTCTTGTAACTGAGTAAAGTCTTGACAACTGATCATATAGACCTATTAAAGGAAGATTAGCTTATGGCCGACGTAAAAATTACCGAACTGCCTGATGCAAATGTCCCAAATGCCGCAACTGTAGTACCTTGCGTAATTCAGGGGACAACTAAAAAGCTTAGTCTCGCCAATCTAAAAAGTTTTTTAGATATCCCGACAATCTTTGTAACCAAGGTACAAGCCGCCGACCCCCTTGAGACAGTCCCTAATACCGGGATTGTAGGGGAAGGGAGTATAAGCATTCGGGAATCTGGCCCCGATACCCCCGGGTCAATGAGTTCTGAGCATTATAACCGGGTTCAAAACGCAACATTTAGTACTGTAGCTAATCGACTTGTGATTCGTGACAGCACAGGTTCTTTCAAAGCGAACAACATTGAGCTCGTCGGGATCGAGTCTGACGTAAGTGGAACTATTTCTGGTAACTTATCGCAGCGTAAATCTACTGATACCGGCGTAAACGCTAAGCTGGGTGAAACTACGAGATACACAGCTAAAGTAACCACGCTTAACGCCGAATCGGATGTGGACTTTGGTTCGACCTTAGATGTCGCCGGAATCTTTAAAGTTGGCACCGGCGCAACAGCTACGACAATAAATCCTTCTGGAGTAAGCTCGTTCGGTGGCGCTATGACCGTTAATGGTGGGCTCACCGTAACGGGTGTTCTCAACGCAGAAATTAACACGACTGGAACAGCTAAAGCTGGCAAGTTTTCTACCTTAACTGCTGCCACCTTTACGTGTGACGGCGCTTCGACCCTTTCCGGGGATACGGTAATCTCGGGCAATCTGACAATGGGTTCTGGCAAGAGCTTGGCGATTCCAAATGGGTCGGTAAGCGCGGCAACGATTACGGCTAGCGATCGTGTCATCTCGGATATCCACACAGCAGCTCAAGGTCGGACGGCGCAATTCTACGGGGTTCTAACAGGGTCGGCCGAGAAGCTTACGTCTCAGAGATCCCTGAATGTATCTGGGGTTATTACCGGCTCTACCCCGCCCGGCGTCGGCTTCGATGGTTCCTCTAACGCAACAATAGTGACCAACTTTGTAGACGGTGTTATAAAAGATAGGCACCTTGCCGCAGACGCTGATATCAACGATTCAAAGCTCAAAACAATCACGACAGCTGGTAAGGTGGCTGATTCCGCAACATCGGCGACCCCGCTAAATAATGCTAACACTATTGTCCGCCGGAATGCCGCAGGCGATTTTGCTGCTAGACAAATTACCGCTGATTCATTTATCGGAACAGCTACTTACGCTACTGCCTTAACCTCAGGTTCTCTGTCCGCTGGATACGTTTGGACTGGGGAACACAAATTTAAAAACACGACCACCTCTGGCGGGATTCTGACGACTTATCCTTTCCCATTAACTTGCCAAGCTAACAATGGGGCTGGGGCTGGGATGTCTTTCCAAATTGTCGGTAATCGCGCAATCAATCTTGGCTTGGATAACGATAGGGTTTTCAGACTTGGTGGGTGGGATGATGCGAACACAAGTCGCTGGAGCTCGGATACAGCTGGTAATTTTACAGCTCGCGGCAACGTAACAGCTTATTCGGACGACAAACTCAAGAGAGACTGGAAAAATCTTGGAACCGATGTCGTCTCCCAACTCGCCGCCTTGAAGTCCGGCACATTTGAGCGGATTGACTCAGGCTCCCGCCAAGTCGGAGTATCCGCCCAAAGCCTAAAACAAATCCTGCCCGAAGCGGTTATGGAGGACGGCGAGGGAACTATGTCCGTTGCTTACGGGAATGCAGCACTAGCCCTTTGTGTCGAACTCGCAAAAGAAATTGTCCAACTGAAAAAAGTAATTGCCGAAAGGGTATAAGCGATGCCAAAAATCAAAGATAGCGGTCCGCTAGGTTTGCAGGATGTGAATGTAGCTTTTGGCTACCCACCCACAAACGAACAAGATCTCGACGGATTTGACTTTAGAGATCTTGTTGGCAAGCCCGATCCCGGCACTCAGGTAGCACTTTCGGAAGCCTACGGACGTACACCCGACATTAAGATCAATGTGGGGCAGGCCAATGCCACGCTATATAATGTCAATCTTCGGAATCTTGCCGAGGCGTCCCGGCCGGGTTTATTTAATCCAGAACCAATTGACATAACTTTTACCTTCAACGTATTGGGCAACATAGGGGGCAAAACACCAGCTCAGTACGCGGTAAGGACCGGAACATGGCACCCCTCAGTTCGTCTTGTTCTTAACGTGCCCCCAGTTAGACGGGCGGACGGCGTGCTTATGGATGTTAATGTAGATGGTGAGACAAAAGTTGTTAGGAAAGTTGCAAATGGCAAAAACCCTTTGACTGGAAAAACTATCTACAAGGAGGTTTATGGGCCGAAAAACCCAAAATCGTTTGGGAGATTTGTAGACATGGACACCTATAACCCTCCGAACGGGGTTATTGCCGGCGCAGGCACCGACTCAACTAACTCAGGTTGCTGCGACTGCCACGGGTGTGCTGGCGATTCCAAATCTGGCGGAAGCGCTATTTTGCTGGAGCATCCTCTTACTATTAATAATGAAGGTATTATCGGCTCCGGCGGGACGGGTGGCCACGGGACCACGATGAATAGAGACCGAAAGCATCAGTATGGGGGTGGTGGCGGAGCTGGTCTACCCGCAGGCAAAACTATCGGTGGTGCGTACGGGACCAAAACCGACGGGTCGATTTTAAACGGGGGCGAGGGGATTATTGCAGCGGGCAGCCTAGGCATGGGGAATCCCTACCGAAGAACCCGGCCGGTCATTCTGACGCAAGGGTATGCTTGTACCATTACGGGTGAAGGTCTTATTCGAGGTGACGTTTTAGCAGCCATGCCAGGGGGGATTCACTAATATGCCACTAATACCCGGAAAGCTACCGCCAGGAACTTGTTACGGCACCCCGCAACAAATGCTGGAGGTGTTTAGCCAGCATCTATCCACTACGGGATCAGAGCAGGGGACTCTTTACACAACGACGTATTCTGTTCCAACTGTAGTCGACCCTCTTGAACCCTTTCCACGAATTTGGGTGGATCGCACGGCCGCAAACAGTCCGATTGTTAAAGTCTATGGTGGAGACACCGGACAAAATTGGGTTCAAGCTGGAGCTCAAACTCTTTTCAAACAATTTGGAACCCTTAACACTATTGGGGCAAATAATGGTGCTTACGCTTTCGAAGCTTTCAACCTGCCCCCAAGATCTGTTATTCACTGGGTAGCTTATTACGTAGCTGTAAAGTTTGTTTCAACGGCAAGCCCTTCGGCTAACATCACGGTCGATCTTTTTTTAGACCCCACCGGTACATCAAACCCATTTCCAGTCTCCAATCGTGGCACGTTACTCGGGTCCGCATTTGACGTTAACCCAGAAAATCTTCCAGAAAAACCATCTTTTGTACCTGGCTTAACGGGTGACACTTTTGGTAAGTACTCAACAACTTCAAAAGTTTGGGCTCAGTTTGGTCCCAATAACTCCACCTTCGACGCCGGCCTTGTAAATATTTGGCTGAACTACAGCCAGCTACAAGGATGACGCTCGCAGAGGCTAGGTTTCTTTTGTCAAAATACGCCGACAACGGCGTATGCGCGACTGACCCTAGAGTTGTATCTCGGATAAACGAGGCGCAGCGAAGATTGTACGCAATCCGCCCTTGGATCGGGGTAATGGCAAAAGCTATCGTAACAGTAGTTGAAACTGAGGTTAGTGGTGTAGTCAGGAAAGCTTTCAATCTTCCCCAAGGCGAGCAACTTACGGTTGGCTCTGGGACGGTAATTGGTTTCGGTTTTGAATCTCTCTCAAGAGCATGTGAGTACGCGCCGAGCGTTTCTGAAGTAAATTCCCCGACTACTGCATACCCTTACATTAAAACAAACGGTGTTCAGGCTTTTGTTAACGAAAGCATGGGCATGCTGCAAATCGAGGCTGATCCCAACCTGCCCACAAGGTATTTGATTTCTCCACCAAAAGCTGCACCTGGGTTTACAACCACTAAAGCGATTAGCCATGTCGAAATAACTGGCAGGCTTAAATTTAGACCTGTTATTCTGGAAACAGACCTTCTTTTGATTGACGACATCGACGCTTTGAAACTCCAAATGTTGGCTTTATGGCGCGAAGAAAACAACCAGATGGACCTGACAAAGACGTTGGAGGCGAAAGCCGTCGAGCACCTTTCAGCAAAAACAGATAGCGCAATTGAGATAGCGAGAAAAGCAGCATACCAGAGTTCTGCTAACAAATACGGTTATGGGACAATGGGTTTTGCTAGATCGAAGATCGCTCTTGATATTAAAAACGGGTTGCGCCTCGACGACGGAGAACTGATCGACTTGATTAACAAGGGTCTAGACATGCTCGTAGCAGAATACAATTTCTTGATTAAGAACGGGAGATACGGAGTTAAAGATAATCTCCCGCTTTTGACTCACGAATTTACTTATAACGACGAACAGGTGTTACCCATTCAGGATTACAGGGTGCTGCGTTTGGGTGTTTCCGCTATCCAAGCAAGCAACTCAAATCAGATGGAAGCTGCAGCAGCATTTAAAAAAGAAGCTATCGAAGAAATGGAGACATCCCTAGCCACGGAGATAGAGACCAAGAGACATACCGTTTATCAAAACACTTTAAACTTTGCTCAATTCGGAACCCTCGGGTATGTGAAGGCGAAACTCGCTTTAGATATCAAGAATGGTCTTTCGTACTCAAACGCGGAACTAGCAGAGATGGTCAACAAAGCTCAAGAAAGACTAGTCCAGGAGTATAATTCTTTAATCAAAGCGGGTAGGTACGGGGTTAAAGACGAGATCCCGCAACTAGCTTATTCGCCGCTTTACTCTGATTCGGCCCTGCTCGCTGTTCCCGACTATTCAGCTATTCGATACATAGTTCTGGCCAATATTGAGATCTCTGTGAATGGTGGGGAAAATATTCAAAAAGCAACAAATCTTGAAAACCTCGCGATCGCTAGGCTCGAAAGTAATCTCCTGACAGCTTTAGAAGCAAAGAGACATGGGGTTTACCAAACAGAACTGGAGTCGGCCTCCTACATGTCTTTTGCTTACTTAATATCAAGGCTGTCTCTCGAAATCACAGACGGCTTGAAGTACTCCAAGGAAGAAGTCCGGGAGGTTATCTCAAAAGGTGTTGGAAAGCTTGCTCAACGCTACAACTATCTCCTTAAGGCCGGGAGGTTTGGTGTAAAATCAGAACTTCCAGAGCTATCGTTAGATATCTCTAGTTACGATACAGCAATGCCACCAGTTCCATTTCGAGACTACGATCTGATCAAACTGGTTAGCATGTCGGTTATCTACTTTAATGCTAATCAGCTCGAAGCTAGCAAGAACGTGGAAGAGCAGGCCTTCAGAAAGCTAGAAGAAAAGGCAACAATTGATCTTGAGTCAAAGCGCCATTCTGAATATCAAATAATTCTCGACTCTGCGCTACCTAATACTTATGGCCACGCGAAAGCGAGGCTCGCTCTTGAACTACCTAATGGCCTCAAGCTTTCAGAAAAAGAACTAACAGAGCTTATTGTAAAGTCTCAGGAGAAGCTTGTAAGGCATTACAACTTTTTGATTACGGCGGGTAGACTAGGGGTCAAAAAACCATTACCCAAAGTAAGCACAAACTACACACCTTCCAACTCAGCAGTCATGCCAATCAAAGAATACGAAGCGATCAAATATGCTGCTCTCTCGATCTCTGCTGTAATGGCTGGTCAGCAAGACCAAGCCATGCTTTTGGACAAGGAGGCTCAGACAGTTCTCGAGCAGAGCCTGACTACCGGCCTTGAGACTGATAGACACGAACTGTATAAAAACGCTTTAACTTCAGCCGCGCCGGATAGCTTCGGCTACTTCAAAGCCAGACTTGCTTTAGATATTCCAGACGGCCTTCAAATGACCGACGACGAAGTTGGACGTTTTATCAACAGAGCTGAAGAAACGCTCATCCTTAAAGGGAAATGGCCTGGGACTGTGGACGAAACTAAGCTTACGTTGCCGGAAAACGGGAATATTTATCTACCCAGCAACCTTGAGACAATTCTTTCGGCAGCGGCTTCAGACGGAAGAGCAATACCCATCTATGGCCGCCAATATGATTTCCACGAGAGTGGCCCGGGGTATTCAGTCCCGGACGACAACAATAACGTTTTATCCTTGATAGACAGGGGCGACACATTTGTAGAAGGCCGTAGAGTCCGAGTTTATTTTGTAAGGGGTAACGGGGGAGACGAAAAATGCGTAAGGATTTTGTACAAAAGAAAGTTTGCGCCCCACATGACCGCGGAAGACAAAATGTTTATCCTGAATTACCCAGCTATTCTTGAAATGGTCCTAGCTCTAAAAGCTCAAGCAACCTCACCAGAGGTTGCAAAATACCACGAGAATAACGCAATACTGTTGTTGCGGTCTGAGCTTCAAGAGAATCAGTCTGGAAATAGGTTTAACCTGAAGGTTCAGGCAAAAGCTTTTGCCCTAAGCGAAGTGCCCTCATTGGTCTAGGGCGGCTTGGAAGCCATGCTCCAAGTACAACTATTGGGGGACAATCCGCTCTACGTCCTCCAAAACTCTAGTTATAGCGAGCCTGGCTACGAAGCCGTAAGTGAACAGGATTACATAAGTCAGATTGTACTTAGCGGCGCTGGGTCGGTTTATGCTAACGGTACTTACACAAGAGCAAGTGGCGGGCATACTACATTTTATCACGAGGAGGAGAACAGTAGTATACAGTGGGAAGACGGTAATAGTTGGGTAGTAAACGGGCTCAACAATGACGAAGAAGACTTCTTTGACTTATACTACTTTAACATCCTTAGAGAAAACGGATCTGAAGTATTAAGGGACATAAGCTACGGCCTTGGGGAAAGCGAGTTGCCGAGTATAACTACTAGCAGTGACATTGAGCTCTTAGAAATTCAGAGCGTTGTGTCAGGCCAAGTTAACACTAGTCAGATCGGCAATTACACCCTTACATATAACTTTCTTGCCTCGGACGGAGAACAACGCAGCCTAACCCGAACAGTTATAATTACTGACTCAATTGCTCCGGTAATAACGCTTCTCGACCAAGATCCGTTAAAGCTATTTGCTGCGCCCGGCACAAACTTCCCAGACCCGGGAGCATTTGTAAGAGATAACTATGACGTAGGTCGAACTGTGTACGGAACTGGTTTTGTAGACATGGCGACCCCTGGAACATACCTTAGGGAATACAATGCCGTAGATGCCGCTGGAAATGCTGCTCAGACTGTGACTAGAACAGTTGAGATACTTGAGCCACCCGACACCCTGCCACCTCAAATAGTTATCCTCGGGGCAAACCCGATCCAGCATGAGGTTCTCACCAATTATCAAGATTTGGGGGCTTCGGCTGTAGACGGAAAGGATGGGCCCCTCTCAGTCCAAACCGACTCAAACGTTAACAAAAACATTCTCGGAGTTTACAGAGTTAGGTACACAGTAGCTGATTCCGCGGGCAATCAGGCCGAGGCAACAAGGGTGGTCAATGTTGTCGATACGACACCGCCAAGCCTTCAGCTTATAGGGCCAGCTCAAATACTCATCCCGAGAAAGGGTAACTATTCAGATCAAGGTGCGACATTCAGCGATAACTACGATCCAGGCAGAATCGTGTATTCTGGAAGCAGTTTCAACAGACTTGTCCCTGGCACATACACGCTTACGTATTCAGCAAGCGACGTTTCTGGAAATGCCGCAACCCCGGTAACGAGAACTATAATTGTTCAGCCCGACTTGGTTCCGCCTGTTATCACACTCAACGGGCTCGAGCTAGTCTCTCTTGGGAAGGGGCAACCTTATATCGAAGCTGGAGCTACCGCTGAAGACGCGATAGACGGCCCAATTCAGGTAGTCAGAACAGGGAACGTGGATGTTTCGGTTGTCGCAAGGTATGTGTTAACCTACACGGCTACAGATGAATCTGGGAACTCTTCAAGCACGATCCGTGTAGTTACGGTATCAAGTCTTGAAGAAGACGATGTGGGCGCAACAACTCCTTGCGGGGTGGATACAAAAAGTTCTACTACGGTTTGTCAAAACGACGGGGTAACTCAAACTAGTTCGTGCTCAACGAGCGAACCAATCTTCGCGAGAGGGTGCGGCACGGATATTTGGGGGTGCGACGATCCGGAGGCTCTGAATTACGACTTTAGAGCTACTCGGAACGACGGATCTTGCGTGTATTTGCAGCCGCCAGCTTTCGGAGGGGGTGGTGTACTGGTCGTTGGGGGAACAGTGAGTGGCGGAGGAGGAAGCCTTTTAGTCATTCAGGTTTATGCCTGTGACCCAATAAGTATTACGTTCATCAACGTTGGTGGCCCTGTAGCAAGCAGTAGCCTCGGCAACCCTCTGCCAGCCGGTTTAGTCTATTACCCTAAAGATCTAAAAGTAGAAGGGAGTGAATGTTCGACTGGTGAATACTTAAACTCATTAACACTTTCAAATTCTGCTGGCACGGCAACGCTTAATTTTAAGATAGTAATAGTTAATAGGTGTCTTAGGCCCGGAGCAAGTGGGTGCACGGACCGGGAGGCAACCAATTTTAGCGCAACCGCTGAATGCGACGATGGTTCTTGCACTTATCGTGGGTGTATGTTGCCAGCTGCATCAAACTACGATCCGAGGGCGACAATCCCAGGCGAATGCATATTTGAGGAGTCATGCCCGACTTCATTGCCATCATATACCGGAGGTATTGTTGTTCGGGGGTGCAAAGACCCTACCGCTGTAAACTATTGTCCAACCGCAACTGAAGATGACGGGTCTTGCGAATACTGTAATCTGCCAAGAGTCAAAATCACTCAAGTACCTGACCCAATTCGATGGACTGGAAACCTTACTATATGCGGTTCTGCAGAAATCGAGGGAGCGCAAACCGTTAAAGTAACAATTCAAGGAAAACATGAAAAGACGGTTCCGGTGTCAGAAGGTGAATGGTGCGTAACTTACAACAACCAAGAACTTGGCTCCCTCGAGGAGGGGGTTGTTCTGGTGAAAGTTATTGCGGAGACGAGTTGCGGAATATCTGAAGACCAAGTTTCTTTGCTAAAGCCGTCAGTTCTATATTCGCTACCCATATACGTTGGTGTTACGGCTAGCACGGGCAATTGCAGATCTATACACAACATTACATCTTTCAGAGTCAACGGAACTCCTGCGGAAATAAATCCGGAATTTACTAGCTCCCAAGTTTTGGCTCTAGGGCAAGGTTCGTGGAGGTTGAATCCGATGGAATTCGACACTGGTGGTGGGATATGGGCGTACTACCCGCTAGACTCAAAAGACTTTTCCGCGTCTATAGATTATAACATCATAGTACCTCAAGATGGCGGGTGCAGAGCTGACGGAATTGCTCTTATCTTTTCTAAATCTCCCTTCCTCGCGGGTCTCGGAGGTGGCCTAGGTTATCAAGGCGGAGACCCAAATAGCGTAGCTATTGAGATAGATACTTATCAAAATTTTCATGACCCAGACAATCACCACATTGCAGTACTCCAAGGTGGAAGTGTGGGTACGCATCTGGCGCTTGTGAGTAGACCCAATATTTTGTCGGGCAGTCTTGAAGCAGAATATGCGGGCGGAATTCTTAAAGTGAAACATAACGGATCTCAGATCATAAGCTTAGAGATCGATATCCCGGGCATAATCGGCACAGGCACGATGACGTCTTGACATAAAGCAAGCAAGAAATAAACTTCCTAAACACCGATGAACCAAAGGGTACTGCAATATCTGAAGAAACGTCTGCCGCTTATGAGTGATTCAGATATTGAAGACACCTTTAAGCAAGCCGATCATGTTTATAGTAAGGAAGATGGGGCGCTTGGGGTTACGGAAATCGATAGAGGTTTTTTCCGAATTGTCTTTTTTGCGGCGGACAGCAAGGAGACAAGAAACAAGTTGCTGGAGGAGGCTTGGAAGGCTCACCCCGACGTTCAAGTGATTGTGTACGAAAGACTGAAACATAAAAACAAGCCGTTTTTCCACACACGACCCTATTTTGAAAGGTTTTTAGCAACGTGATAAATTTCATCGAGAGAGAAGAGCAAAGGCGTTTCAACCGTGTCCACGGGATTGCCGGGACTATGGCCGTGTTCTTCAAGGGTGAAGGAGGAGGCCCGCCAACTTATACGGCGCCGGTTTACAGCACGCTTACAGCGGGCGAACTTGGCGCAATTGACTTCGAGAAAATTAATCCGGATAAATTGCTACCTTTGGTCCTCGAAGAAATTAAACCTTCCGAAGTAATCGACCTGAAGCTCGGAAAGTTGTCACCCGGTGACCTTAAAAACGTAGTTTACCAAAGGCTAGGGGAAAAAGGTCTTTCCCCGCTTCAACTTCAGAAACTGGACTCCCTTCCCGAGTTACAGTTGTCGAAATTAGAGAAGCTGCCCGACCTGCAGCTGGCACAGCTAGCAGACCTTAAGCAGGTAAAACTGGAAAAACTCGGTGAACAACCTGATCTCAAACTTGATCGCTCGGCGATGTCTGATGTATCGACCATATACGGAGATGAGTTCGGCAGACAAAAAGATGTCTTGGGGACGCTGGCCAGCACTGTTGGCGAAGCTAACAGGTTGGATGACGAAGAGGTTTTAAAGAGGCTAGACAGAACGGCTCCAGGTTTAAGAGAGTCTATTCGTCGCCGGATGGAGACGACAGAGGCTTTTCAGAAGGGGCAGCTTGGAGCCGAGGGTCTTGCGGAAATCTTTAGGCAGGCTGCAGCAACTGGCGCAGCAACTGGCCTACAAGGCGCTTCTTCAGCTCAAAAATCTTTAGGGATGCGGGATCTTGGGAGGAGCTCTCTTGACTTGATGAAAGAGGGGGATGCTCGAGTCCTTCAGGATAGGGGACTGGCTGAAACACTCCGCGGTGGGACAATGAAAGTTGGCGATCAACTCATCTCGACTCGGGAAATTGTAAACCGAAGAGACAACGAATACCTAAATAATCTTGACGCTTCTCGCGAGGAGCAGCGGGATAAAGTGGCTACCGAGCGGTCGCGGAACATCTACAATAACCAGCTTTCCAACGAGGAGCTCAGAACAAACAACGCGCTAGAAAACCAGAAACTCCTGACTAACTTTGGTCTTTCCAACGAGGAGCGAAGGGCAAATGACGCCAGGGCAGTCCAGAGGCAATTGACCAACTTTGATATCAACAACCGGATGATGGCAGATAAGTCGTTTACTGAACGGCAGATTGCATTAGCCAACTACGACATGGAAAACGAAATGCGTAGGACTAATCAGGGTCTGGAAAACCAGGCAAAACTATTCGATCTTGGCCTGACAAACGCAGAAAACGAAAACCTTGCGAACATCGCCAATCAAATGACTATGTACAATTTGGATGCTGGCAATCGCGAGAGTATGTACAGCACCGAACAGAAAAACAGTATGGCTAGGACAAACTTGGCGCTCCGCAACCAAGCGGGAATGATTAATACGGCAGGCCTTAACGCAGCGTATCTTGAAAACATTAACACGCAAAACAGGCAAAACGCTCTTAATCTTGGTTTTAGGCAAAACGAAACTTTAACAAACCTAAACATCAAAAATCGTCAAGCTGACGCGAATGCACAAGCTGCAAATATGAACTCACAAGCCCAATATGAATGGGAACAGAAAAATGGTGGAAACCCATTAAGCGGGATGCTTGGGGGAGGTATAGGGGCTATCTTGGGCGGGGTCGTTGGGTCTATCATACCAGGGATTGGAACTATGGCTGGAGCCGGCCTTGGGATGTCGCTTGGTGGCCCGCTTGGCGGATCGTTTGGTGGGGCCCAGGGTCAAGGAACTGGGAGCATGATGGGGGGTTTTGGCTCGTTGCTCTCATTGGTTTCGCCAATGGGTAAAATGGGCATGATGGGCGGTGGAGGTTCACCCATGTCGCTGTTAAGTTCTTTTATGGGAGGCGGTGGAGGCGGTGGAGGCGGCGGAGGGCAGCAATCAGCACCACAATCAATGGTTTTGCCTCTTGGGGCTTTATATGGAAACACGGGATGGGGCTCTGCCCAAGCTAACACAAACACGGCCTATAATTGGCTAGGAGCTGGGCCAAATATGCAAAACTTTTACAGGTAATTATGGACGCGGCAGCTTACGGAATTCAAGCGGGCAACAGTATAGCTAGAACCGGAGAAGCTTTTGTAAGTTACCGGTTAATGGGGGAGCGCCAAAGACTTGCAGAAATGCAGGAAGAAAGAGCTCAGAAAGATCTAAGCCTACGAGAAAAGTCCTACGTCGAAGGGATTCGCCAAGCAGATCGCAATTACGAGATGGAAAATAAACGTCTCGATATGACTGGCAAATACCAAGATGCACAAATGCAAATGTGGAATCGCCAAGCTGTGGATTGGGAGGCTGACACTAGCATGGCGCCGATAATTGCTGGATTTGCGACTGAATTGGACAATCTGCACGGAGATCCAGATGCAATTGAGAAAAGGTCTCCAGATATGAGTGTGATTGACCAAGCACCAGAAAATCTTAGGCCTAGGATGCGAGCCAAGCTTTCCATGGCTGGCCGAGAGCTCCGAGACAAGGCTTTGGCTTCTAGTACAGAATATAAAGACCGCAGCGAAAGGGGTGCTTTACTGCTAAAGGGCTCGAAATACCTAACGCCAGACAACGGATTTCCAGAGGAAGCCAGAGGAGTTTCTGAAATGCTTGGGAGAAAACTCCTTCGTCGCCAGCCCTTGGCTCAAGAAGAAGAGATGATGGCCGCATCGTTGGCCAGCAAGATTGAGAAAGAAGTTCAGAAGCGTGACCCAGATCTTATTAAAGCTCGGTACAAGTATGGTACAGAACTTACAATTGAAGGTCTCAAGACGGCAACGATCGAGTTTAACGAAGCGAGCAGGAGCTACAGAGACGCAACAGCCAACCCAGTTATTCCAGCAAGCGTTAAGCAACAACTCAAAGAGGAAAGAGATCTGGCCGCAATAAAACTTCAGATTGCGAAGCAAACTGCTGGTATATCAGACAAGCTACCCGGTGAAACCGAAGATGAAGAGATCGACGTAAAGACTCAACAAAAACCAAAACAGGAGGAAAAGAGATCACTTAAAGACGCATTCCCGCTACTGCCGAGCCAGAAGAAGGCCGCGGGAAAACCTAATAACCAAGGACGATAGTATATGGCGGATGAGACAATCGTCCCTTGGACAAACTATACAGAGGATCCAGAGTACGGGAATCTTTCGGTATCCGAGAAAACAGATCTCTTTAAGCAGTGGCGAGATGCCGCCGTAGGGGTGGCTCAAAGCGAAGGCCTCTTAAAAACACAAGAGGATGTAGATTACTTAAACAACCATTTTGAAGCGGCCTACTACGATATCCTAGATACGCAGAGCCCTATGCAGCTTCTAAAAAACGCTGCTGCACGATCCCTTTTAAACTTTGAGCAAGCTGGGTTAGTTACTGCCATTTCTTCAGGAGCCGCGACAAGTCCTGAGGCCTCATACGCTCTTGCTGGTATTAACAAAGAACTCGAGAAATACCCGTCTTCCAGCACCGTTCAAAAGGTGGGCTCTGACAAAATGGGTGTGCTTGAAGGGTTTCAAGAAAAGCCAATCGCAGTTCTTGAGTTTCTCCTTGAGAATATACCTTCTCAGCTAGCAACTAGTATTGCTACTGAAAAGGTTGGATCTGCGATTGGTGGTGTTATTGGCAAGGCACCAGGAGCCGCAATTGGAGCTACTGTAGGGTTGGCAACTGGCGCTGGTGCAACGTCTACTATGCTCGAATATTCTGGCTCTTTGCTTGAGCAAATGTCCGAAGAGGGGATTGATCTAAACGATCCGACGCAAGTTCGTGATGCGTTCCTCAATACGGAATTTATGGACAAAGCAAAAGGCAAAGCTCTTAAAAAGGGAGTTGTGCCTGGAGCCTTTGACGCGGCGTCAATGGTTGTGGCAAAGGCCTTGGGAGGAAGGTTTGCAACCACGTTTAAGACAACCAAGGGGTTTGTACCGAAAGTGAAACTTACTGCTCTAGAGTCGGCTACTGGGGTAGCTATCGAAGCTGGTCTTGGTGCTAGCGGTGAGGCTGGAGGGCAACTTCTTTCTGAGGGCGAGATTACAAGCCCGAATGCCATAGCCCTTGAGGGATTCCTAGAAGTCCCAGGGTCTGCGTATGCCTTTGCTAGAGGAGTTGGCAAGGAAGGACTAGGAGCCGTTCAAGAAAGCGTGAATCAAGATCCAGTTTCTGACATGCGTCAAAACGATCTTATGGAGCAAATGAGCCAAAACGGAACTCTTGCCCAAGCTGAGAATTTAGCAAAGTCGGGTGCGCCTAGGACAGCTCAAGCAGTCGCCCAGGTTGGAGCTATCGAAGCAGCTCAAGATATCGATCAGCTCAACTTGGATATGAATAAAGCGGAAGCTGCGAAGGTCTTTAATAGCGAACAGCCCGCAACACCCGAAGCAGAAGCCCCCACATTGTCGCCAGAAGTCGAATTAGCAGCCCCGACAGCAGAAGCCCCCACATTGTCGCCAGAAGTCGAGTCGGTAGCACCGATGGCAGCGACGCCAATGGACGCACAGAACAGCCTAGAGGCCGCAAAGGTGTGGGGTCG